TCTAAAAAATAATAATGAGAGAATTAGACAAGTTGTAGATGCTTACAAAAAACAAATAGGTGTTGGTGAGGATGTTACTGTAGGCGAAATAGGAGATTTACTTGTAGAAGGAATAAAGCAAGGAAATAAAAAACTTTTAAACCAACATAACAAAGCTATGAATGATGTTGTTGGTCACTTAAACGATACTGTGGATCAATTTACAAACGCTACTGTAAATATTAAAAATGTCGATGATGATTTATTTACAATCCTTACTAACACATCAAAAGATACAGAAGATTTTATAAAATCACAATTTAAAGCGGTGGACAAAATTCTAATGGATGAGGGTATTGGATCGAAAGCTGTTATTCCTGTTGGTGTTTTAAAAGAAAAATTAAATAGGTTGTTAAGAAAATACGGCAGACGTATTAAAGCTGGTCGTGATCCTGATGGTGATGCAGTTGCGAGAATGGTTAGAGCTGTTACAGGAAAGCCTAATGTCCCTGACCAAATAGATGATTTAACTGGTAGTCTAAGCTTCGAACAATTGTATGATATAAGACAAGCTTTAAGTAATATTAGGATGGATGGTGCAACATCTGGAACTATTCGTAATGAATTGACCAATGTTGTAGGAGATGGACTGTTAGACAGTGTTGATCAAATTTTTACAAATCTTGGTAAGGGTGGTATTACCACTGGATTCAAAAGAGTTAGAGTAAGAGATGCTGATGGAAATATAATACCTGGTCGATTTGAACAAGAGGCTGAATTAAATAGGCAGTTGTTTGAGACAACTACAAGAGAGTTAACTGGAGAGAGAACACAAGCATTAAAAGATGCAGCCGAACAATTTGGTCAGGCTAGAGGTGCTTTTTTTGACGCTAAGACAGCACAAGAAAAATTATTTGATGTGACAACATTTAAAAAGTTTGAAGCTTCTGCTAGAAGAGAAGGCGTTGATGGAGCCATAAGCCCTAATAATGTTAAAATTTACAATGAAATAATTAGACCTAATTCTGGTAAACAGTTTAGAGCTTTTATGGATTACATCAGAAGTTATGCAAAACAAGGTGGAGAAGCTGGAGAGGCTGTAGCACAAACTTTTAGACAAAGATCTATAAATCAATTTTTAAAAGATGCAGTTGAGAGATCAAATCTTAACTCCGTATCTAAAGACTTTAATGGCACAGCGTTTAAAAAAGCTATTGATGATTTAGGAAATACAGCAGATGAATTGTTTGGTGCACAAAAAGATGAAATAGTGAAATTAGCAAATGAGTTTGATGCTGTTCGTTTTAAGGGTATAAGTGGCGAAGATGCTCTTACTCAACTTGAAAATTTAAATCCTAATGCAAGTTTTCTTGACAATATGAAAGAGTTGCAAAAAACACAAAGACAATTAGATGCACAACAAGCTAATGATATACAGAAAAAAGTATTAGCTGGAGATTTTAAAGAAATAGGTCCCATAGAAACAGCAGAGCTTGTTATTAAGCCGTCAACTCAAGCAAAAGATTTAAAGCCAATTGTTGATTACTACAAAGCAAATGATACCAATGGCTATAATAAAATTAAAAGTTTTTACATTAATAGAATGATTGATGATTTTGGTGAATCAGTGATGACTGACGGAAAAACCCTTAATGCTTTTGCAGATAGAATATTAAAACAAGCTGATGGTGGTAAACTTCAAGTTGTATTTGGAGAAGAGATGGGTAAAAGCATGGAACAATTTGCTACCATACTTAAATTTAATGCTAAATCGGCAGAAGGTGGTGATCTTGTTGCAGCTAACATAGCGGCATCACCATTTCAGAATGTTGGTAAGCTTATTAAGTTCTCAATACTAGGACGTAAAATGTTATCGAAAGGTTACTATGATGATATTGTTGAGCAATACAAAGGACTTTCAAAAGATTTAACACCTAGAGAAAGAGCTACAAAACTAGGATTTATCATTAGGCAATCATTATCACAGTTACCTGGTCAGTTCTCACAAGAAGGGTTGAGAGAGGCAGAAAAGCAAGCAACGGCTGTATTAGAAAACACAGGAGTAACACAAACATTGTCTCAGTTAAGAGATCAGGCAACACCTATTTTAGATCAAACAAGACAAAGCATAAATCAAGCAAGAAACGTAGCTTCTGCACCAACTATAAATCCACCCGCAGGAGGAACACAACTCGCTGGTGTTGATATAACTAATCCAGCTAATGCTTTTTCATTAGGCTTAAACCCATCTGACATAGCCATAGCACAAAGAACAAGAGGAACTCCATGAATATAGATGAGCTTAGACAAGAGATACAGAATGACGAGGGACGGGTCAATTCCGTATACCTTGATCATTTGCACCTACCTACTGTGGGCATAGGGCATCTTATAAAAGAGTCAGATCCAGAACATGGACTGCCAGTAGGCACAGTGGTTGATGACGAAAGAATTAACGAATTATTCGACCAGGACATCAAAGTTACGCTGTCTGAGTGCGAACAATTATACGGAAACTTTAACGATTTACCTGAAGAAGTACAAAAAATTTTGGCAAATATGATGTTTAATCTAGGCAGAACAAGGCTCTCCAAATTCAGAAAGCTATGCAAAGCTGTAGCTGAAAGAAATTGGCAAGAGTGTGCTGTCCAGATGGAGGACAGCCGCTGGCATAAACAAGTAACCAATCGTGCTAATCGTTTAATCTCTCGTATGAAGACTGTTGATAGCACCTAATCCTAAACTTGTTACTTTAGTTCTGTATTCGTTATATTCTTCTTTTTTAAATTCTTGATCAATCATTAAACCTAATTGTTGTCTAATGTTTCTTCTTTGATGTTTAATAATTTTCATCAGCTTTTCATAACTTTCTATATCTAAACCAACTGACTTGAATTTTGTTGTGTCTGTCATTATACTACCTCCATGACTTATAAATACCCAATTATACCCAATAAAACAAGAAGACCCAACAAATATTTTGCAAAAAAAACATTAGCGTTTGGGTTAAAATTTGACTCAAAGTGGGAGTCTGAAAGATGGGGACAACTGAAAGCTATGGAAAAAGCTGGCGTTGTTACAGAATTAGAACGACAGGTTCGTTATACTTTGTCCATTAATGATATTAAAATATGTGATTATGTTGCTGATTTTAGATACCTACAACAGGGCGAAGATGGATTATCAAAATTAATTGTTGAAGATGCGAAAGGTGTGCTCACACCAGAATTTAAACTTAAAAAAAAGATGATGAAAGCTATACATAATATAGATATACACCTATCATACAAAAAAAAATGATAGTTTAGGTATTGACATATATGTAATGATGTCTATATTTAACCTTGCAAGTAGAAATTTATAAGAAAGCGAGGTTAGTATGGCACAGAATTTCTATGACATGAATGATCAAGAGCTTTTACAGGCAAAGGTTGCCTTGAAGCGTGACATTGATCGTCAAAAAAAAGAGATGGAGGAGCTTAACACTCTATTGCAAGCAAGGTTTTTTTCTGAAGCTCGTGACGAATTGCAACGAGATGGTAAAGACTTTGGTACGACCACTATATTTAGTGAGCAAGATCAGAAAGTTAAGGTCGCCATTAATAAAAAAGTAACATGGGATCAGCAAGCATTGCGTGATGCTTTCGATAGCATGGATGCTGAAGATGCAAGACACTATGCAAAAGTCACATACTCTGTTGACGAGAGGAAATACACTAATGCTCCTCCAGCTATTGTTGCAAAGCTTCAGCCAGCCAGAACTGTCGAGCAAGGCACAATCAATGTTGATCTTGTACAAACAGAGGAGGCTTAATTGGCTTTAGAAATAATAACTGCCGAACAACGTATGGCAGAAAAGCGAGGTCATAAGATGGTCATCTGTGGTCAAAGTGGTGTGGGCAAGACAACTCTTGCCCGTACTCTTGATCCCGATAAGACTTTATTCATTGATCTTGAGGCAGGAGATACTGCTATTAAGGATTTTCCAATTGATGTAATTAGACCAAAGACATGGCAAGAATGTCGTGATTTTGTCTGCTACATCGGTGGTGTGAATCCATCCCTTACAAGGGAGCCTTATGATAAATTACATCATGAGAGAGTTATGCAAGAGTTTGGAGATAAACTTGTGCGAATGAGTAAATACGACACAATTTTTGTTGATAGTATTACAGTTGCAGGACGTTTATGTTTTCAATATTGTATGTCTCATCCCGATAACATTGCTGAAAGATCGGGTAAAGTCGATACTCGTGCTGCTTATGGTATGCACGGAAGAGAGATGATGGCTTGGCTTACACATCTACAACATATTAGAGATAAGAATGTTATATTAGTTGGCATACTTGACTCTAAGTTAGATGATTATGGTCGAACTAATTATGAGTTACAAATAGAAGGTTCTAAAACTGCACGAGAACTACCTGGTATTGTTGATGAGGTTATCACAATGACAGTAATGGGTGGTACCGATGGTGTGCAACCATATAGAGCTTTTGTATGTCAAACTCTTAATGAGTGGGGATACCCAGCCAAAGACAGATCTGGTAAACTTGAGGTTATTGAGGAGCCACATTTAGGTAAATTAATAGCCAAGCTTAACGGCAATCATGTAACCGATTTGAACAAAGTTAAATCACAACCAATTAAGGAAGGAGAATAATCGTGATTGATTTAAATAATGTAGGGGATATGTCACCAAGTGATTTTGAGTTAATCCCAGATGGAACTATTGCAAGAGCAATAATTAAAATTCAACCTAACTCAGTTACAATACCAGAGTTAAGTAATGCACCAATCTTTAGGGCTTCACAAAGCACGTCAGCTAAGTGGCTTGAAGTTGAATATACCATCATCGGTGGTCAATTTGACAAAAGAAAATTTTGGCACAACCATTTTTTTGATGGGGATGCTAAAGATGATAATGGTGTATCCAAGTCCAAAAAGATTGGATTGCAATGGTTGAAAGCAGTGTTAGAAAGCCATAAAAATATATCTGCCAATGATGCTTCACCAGAGGCACAAGCCGTAAGGCAATTAGATGCTTCTCAAGGTGGTGTAGCTTCAATTAATGGCATGAGTGTATGTGTCAAGATCGGCATTGAGAAGTCTAATGATCCTCAATATGCTGATAAAAATAAGGTCAAAGTTATTATGACACAAGGCATGGATGGATATATTCCTAATGGTTCTGCACCAGCAACGAATACGTCATCACAACCACAGACTCCACCATCAGGTGGTACTGTACCTAATTGGGCAAAGTAGTGATGATAGGCATAGCAAGGGCTAACTGACCTTAGTCTACTTGCAACTCGTTTGGGTAGTACGAGTGCCCTAAAACTACCCACCATTAAGCCAGTGAGGAATATATGATTTTAAGACCATATCAAGAGATAGCAGTACAAGATGCTTCAGATGCTTTAGATAAGCATAAAAATACTATTGTTGTTGCACCAACGGGTGCAGGCAAAACTATTATGTTATCTGCATTAATTGGCAAACGATATTCCAAAGGCAAAAAAGTTTTAGTATTACAACACAGAGATGAACTTGTGGGACAGAATGCAAGTAAGTTTAGTCGTGTTAATCCAAAAATATCAACAAGTGTAGTTGATGCTTCACAAAAGAACTGGGATGGTAGTGCAGTATTTAGCATGGTGCAGACCTTATCCAGACCGAACAATTTAGATAATATGTCGAAAGTAGACATGATGGTCATAGATGAAAGCCATCATGCTATAGCTGATACATACATGAGAATTATTAAAAGAGTTAAACAAGCTAACGAGTCTGTAGAGATTGTTGGCTTTACGGCTACGCCTAATCGTGGTGACAGAAAAGGTTTAAAAGGTGTATTCAATAACTGCTCACATCAGATTGAGATAGGCAACTTAATACGAGAAGGTTTTCTTGTCCCACCAAAAACATTTGTTGTTGATGTAGGTGTGCAAGAGGATTTACAAAATGTTCGTAAAACAGTTTCAGATTTCGACATGAGTGAGGTCGAGCAGATCATGAACAAACGTGCCATCAACGAGAAGATTGTAGAAGAATGGCAAGACAAAGCTGGAGATAGGAAGACTGTCATATTTTGTAGCACAGTCGTTCATGCACAAGATTTATGTGATGAGTTTAGAAGATCACAAGTTAGAGCAGAGATTGTAACAGGTGAAACGCCATCGGAACAAAGAAAACAAATACTTCATGATTTAGAGCATGGAGATGTCCAGGTGGTTGTTAATGTTGCAGTTTTGACGGAGGGTTTTGATGCACCACCTGTCAGTTGTATTGTGCTTACAAGACCATGTTCATACAAATCAACAATGGTCCAGATGATTGGTCGTGGACTACGAACAATAGATCCAGAGGAACATCCTGGAATAATTAAAAAAGATTGTATCGTGTTAGACTTTGGCACAAGTGTGTTGACACATGGATCGCTTGATGAGGGTGTTGATTTAGATGGTAAAGATAAAATGCAACAAGGTTCAGCTCCTGAAAAAGTATGTCCTAACTGCAAGTGTCTTATACCATTAAGTGTTCGTGTCTGTCCTATGTGTGGTCACGAGATTGAAATGCAGGCAAAAGAGTTGCTTGAAACATTTAACATGACAGAGATTGATCTTATCGATAGATCTCCATTTAGATGGATTGACTTGTTCAATAATGGCAAATGTATGTCAGCAAGTGGATTTAATGGATTTGGTTTAGTTGCACATTTAGATGATGTTTCTGTAGCGTTAGTTAAGCGTACAAAAGGCAAACTTAGAATTGTTAGTGTAGGCACTAAAGAACAAGCTTTAGCGGCTGCTGATGATTTTTTGAGAGAGATAGAAGATAGTGATGGAGCTAAAAAAGGTAAGAGATGGTTGAATCAAGCTATGACAGAAAGACAAAGAGAAGCTTTGGCTAGAGAGAACAAAATTGTTAGCCCATTAGATTTAAGTTTTAGTAAATACAAAGCAGCTTGCTGGTTAAATTATTTGTGGAATAAACAAGAAATAGATGGCAAAGTTTTAGATTATTACGAAGGAGATAACAATGCAGCGTAGTGAAGCTTTACAAAAAGCAGAACAATTAATCAACGGAGCAAGGGCAAGAACACATGGAGATGCTAAAGATACACATGAATCAATAGCTAAGATTATGAATGTTTTGTGGAGACATAAAATTAAATCAGAACTTACTTATGATGATATATATAAACTTTGCATAGTGCAGAAACTTGTACGAGACTCTCAAAATCCAAAGAACATGGACAATCCGATAGATGTAATAGGATACGCAGCACTATGGGCAGAGGGAAAAAGTGGCAAGAATTAACGTGGATTATCAACTCAACATGAAGTCTAAAAGTAATGTGCATTACACTCGTGAGGGCAAGATTGTTATACCTATATTTTTAGGAGATAACAAAGACCATGTGTTAGATCATATAGACACATACATTGAAGAAGCTATTAAAGACACAGATGATGAGTTGTTAGGTGGCATGATAGTGGCTGAATTTTTAGGAGTTTGTCACTATTTTGATTTTATAGTAATGGAAGAAGGAGACAAGAAATGGAAGAACATGGTATCGGGGACAGACACAATACACTAAAAGCACTGTCCGAACAATTTGCTAAAATAGGCTGGGATAAACAATTACATCATTTGACACAGGACGATGCAATTGCCATAATTGACGCTATTCAATCAGTCAATGAAAGTAAAAGCAATGGCATTCTCGACCTTAATCCAAACACAGACATCCCAGATGATGAGATCCCGTTCTAGTATGTTAGACCGAGATATATCAAATATTATTGACGAAGCTATCGTTAAAAAGAACAAAGAAGTTAAGCAAAGAACTTATCTTGGTGCTTCTAGCTTGGGCGATTCCTGTTCTAGAAAAATACAGTATCGGTATATGGGAAAGCCCATTGACGATCAACGGGATTTTGATGCAAGGACACTGCGAATATTTCAGTTCGGACATGAAATAGAACTTAGTGTATCGGGTTGGCTTAGACAAGCTGGGTTTGATTTGCGAGTTCAGGATAAGAATGGCGAACAATTTGGATTTAGTATAGCTGAAGGTGAGGTCAAAGGTCATATCGATGGTGTTATTTGTGGAGGACCTTTAAATGCTAAGTATCCTATGTTGTGGGAATGTAAGTCAGCTAATGACAAGAAGTTTAAGGAGTTCCAGTCAAAGGGTGTTGCACTGGCAAACCCTGTGTACGCAGCTCAAGTCGCATTGTATCAGGCTTACATGGAGCTAACAGAAAATCCATGTCTATTTACTGTATTGAATAAGAATACAAGTGAGATCTATTATGAGTTTGTAAATTTTAATAAAGCTTTAGCACAAGAGATCAGTGACAAGGCAGTATCAATACTTGAAGCTACAAAGGCAAATGAAGTATTACCACGAATAGCACAGTCTCGTGATTACTTTTCTTGTAAGTTTTGTGAGTTTCAAGACAGTTGTTGGAGTAATTAAATATGAGGACGAAGGTAGCATCGCCCTCATATACTTCAGCCAATGAAGTGAGGTCAGTATAATGAACATTATAAAATTTGGCAATAAGAATAGGGATATGTCAGCCAATGAATTAGTCGACTTGATTAGTCAGAAAGTCCCAGCCAGTGTACAAATTAACGCTCTTCGGGATACTTATCCACAAGGAGAAATCAGAGGAGATGTGTTTACCATCGGGTCATTGCATGGTGAACCTGGTAAATCTTTGAAAATAGACATCAATCCAAGATCACCTTATTTTATGAAGGGATCGGACTTCAATGGAGCCGAAGGTGTAGGTGGAATTGTAAAGATTTTGATGGAAGGTAGAAACATGAGATTGCCTGAAATCAAAGAATTGTTCGGAAACTATCTGGACGAATCGTCACCTTCGGAGCCAGATATTCCAAAAGAATTAAGCGTAACATTTAAAAAAACATATGACATAAATACGCCATTTGATCATGAGCACTTATATCTGTCAGTTGATGGCGAACTATTATGTCGTGTTCGTAGATACAACATTAAAGACGAAAATGGCAATCCAGTCATGGATAGTCATGGCAAGCCTAAAAAAGAGTTTAGGCAGTTCACAGATGCGTCTTATCCAAAAATACCTGATGTAAGACCTTTGTATAATCTGCCGAATGTGGTTGCTTCAGAAAAGGTCATATGGGTTGAGGGAGAGAAGTGTGCTGATGCACTAAATGAAATCGGATATACTGCAACGTGTACAATGGGAGGAGCGGGTATGCTTTCTCGTAAGTCAGCCAGTAGGTTTGACTTTTCACCATTACAGGACAAAGAACTTATTATATGGGGTGATAATGACAATGCTGGGCGTAAGGTAGCTGAACTGGTACAAGAACTGGCACTCAATGCTGGTGCAAGATCGGTAACCACATTAACGCCACCAAGAGGTAAGCCAGAGGGTTGGGATGCTGTTGATGCCATATCAGAAAGCTTTGATGTGCAACATTTTTTAAATACAACAGTCAAACATACCAGACGTAACATAAATTTACTGGATGATAGTTTACTGGTCAGCAGATTTGAAGGTAATGCACCCGAACAAAAGTTCCTAGTCGATGGTACATTTCCACTGGGCGTGCCAATAATATTCTCTGCAGCGGGAGATGCTGGTAAAGGAATGATGACACTGGACTTAGCTATGAAAGTAGCTTCAGGTCAGCCGTTAGCCGAGAGTTTCGGTAGTTCCATCGGAGAGTTTGGCAACGTGGTAATCTTCACAGCAGAAGATGATGAGGCAGAAATGCACAGGAGGATTGAGCGTTTGGATCCGAACAATTTGAGGTTTTCGTACCAGCATGAGCTACGAGTCGTGTCACTTCCTAACGTAGGTGGTGTGTTTCCAATACTTCAGGATACCAGAGATGGGTATAGCACCAGTGAAGAATTTGATAAACTTTACGAACAATTACTGCAAATGAATAACCTGAAGCTCATTATCTTTGATCCTTTGGCTTCTTTTGTTCATGCTGATGTGAATTCTGATCCAGCGGCAGGAGCCGCCTTAACTGGCTTACTGGCACAGATTGGTACAGAAACTGGTGCGTCAGTTGTCATGTGTCACCATATGACAAAGATTAAAGACGATACAGTGGTCAATACTCCAGAGCAAGCAAGGTTGCTTATTAGAGGAACGTCAGCACTGGTTGATGGTGTGCGTTGTGCGTTTGCGTTGTGGCAAGTTGATGAAGCTACTGGGCGTAGACGTTGCATGGATATTGGGACTGAATACGAGAGAAACAGGTGTTTTGATGGTGCAGTTGTAAAATCTAATGGACCTGCTAACAGAAATATTAGACATTTCGTCAGAAATAGTTACTCTGGATTATTAGAGGACAAGACTGAAGAGATTAAAAGACTGCACTCTGGTACAAACAGAGAGATTAAAAAAGATGCCTTGTTCTCTTGGATAGCAGCGTGTGAGAGGGAGGGAAGAGCCTTGACACAACAATCGGGAGCAGATGCAATACAACAACGTATGGCTTCAGATGCTGATGCACCAAGGGTGTTGAATAATCTTACACAAAGAAGCATTGATGGAATTGTTCGTGAACTTATCCAGGAATCACGAATCGGGAAGTATTCTTTTTCAGCATCAGGTGGTCGTAAATGGCTTGGTACAACAGATGGCGTGATGTCTCGTGGAGAATACGAGGCAACCACAGCAACGGATAATGTCTAAGAAGGGCAAATACAGCAAGACCAGCAAAAGATATAACGAGCTAATTGCGTTTACAAAAAAATTAATCAACGAAAAATCAAACCAGCTAGATGAGTCCGAACAATTATTCGAGGATGATCCCAGGGCAGCGAAGGAAAAAGATTATGGTCGAGTCAGAAGAAAGCCGACTCATGTTTTTTCTAAAAGTACATTAAGTGATATTTAAAAAGGGGTG